TTACCTCCAGAAAGATTCGGTCCAGTAAATGTAGAATGTTCCTTATCCTTAGCAATTACTGCGGCAAAATGATGACCATCCTTTATATCAAGGTCATCAAATGTTATTACCATCTCAAAATCATGATTCTGAAGAATCTGAATATCGGTATAGTTTTCTGCAGTTATCATTTAGTATAACAATACTACGTCAGTTGAACTAGACTTTGTTGCACATATTGGATATGTATGCCCTCTTAACAGTCTGAAAACAACATCTACGTCATTTACCGTTAGCGTCACATCGGCATCTACTGCCTTCATATGAACCGCTCTACACGGGTCTTGAGCAGAGCCAGTTGCTACTACTGCTTTAATATATGGGGCAAGACTTTCCTGAGACGTGTAGTCTTGAATTCCTTTAGCCATGCTTTACTCCTTGTTATTCTTCGTTATTGATAAAACAATATTCAAGATAAACCGGTTTCGATAGAACTTGAGACTGATTAGATGCATAAAATCCGCTACACGCTTGTCCTGTGTAAGGGATTACAAAAACATCTTTATTAGCCACTCCTAATTCACATATCGCTGACGCTGTATTGCTATTAGCCGAATGAATCATGATACTCGCATCGGCATGCGCCTCGGTTTCTTTAGCGGACTCTTCGTATCCAGAATTTCTCAATATCAATACACCGCTTGCTGCGTCGGCTAGTATCGGGGTTGCTGCTCCATCTGCGCCATCTGCGCTTGGTATTACAGTTCCTCCTACGATAACTTCAACATTATTATCATTATCGACAGTAGCTAAAAAACTACCACCACCGAAATACCCAGTAGGGAATGTTGCCGATGTTAAACCTGTAGTAATATCAGGTTGATTATTTTCTGTACCTATCGAGATATATGGACTCACGCTCACATCTACTCTAGCTTTTACACTTGTTGCCATTGTTTACTCCTATCTTACTGCATAAGGCTGAGTTGGTATAGCAACAAAAACATTATTCTTATTGCTCTCATTATCAGCCAATTTATTAAAAAACTGTTTCATAAAATACTCTTTTGCCGCCACATCTCCCTGTCTTTCCGCCATCTGAGCTTTTAAATATTCTACCACTGCTAGCGATAAAACTCTATTCAAATTAACATGGGATAATTCTGTTGGTGAAGTAGCCTCAGTTAAACTTAAATCAGATGTAGTCTCAGGGTCTTCGACTACAAAGGGTTTAGTTAGAGCAGTATACTCAACTCTTAACCCTAATGTTATATTTTCGTCAGGATAATTAAAATCTGAACTAGAACTATTTACTCTACCTTCAGTGTCAACTGGTCCTAAAGAATTCTTCTTAAATTTATAAAGGCGAAGAATCCTACCATGTCTCTTGTAATAATAATTTTTATTGGTATCGTAACTCATTATCCTAAATCCTTATCCTCTGATACTAGTGGGTCATCCATTATTCTTCTAATTCTTTTATACTTATTACCATCCTCGGTATCTAACACTGACACGCTATCTAAAGCTATAACATCAGTAGGAAGATTGTAATCTCTAACATCCTTATCAATGTCTTGTTTATTATTCTTAAGAACAATCTCATGAGTACTCTGTATCTGAGTAATAGCATCTTTAACAAAAGCAATAGCCAACTTAGTCTCTCTGGTATTAGCTCTTTCCATCATTTCTAAAATTGTCAAGATGTAGCCCCCTGCTCTTGCCTTTGAGATTGCTGTTGTTGAGGAGGAGCTGTAACTGCCCCACTAATAGCGGATAATTCTTGAACTGCTCTCTGATAATAATCTCTTGAGCCTCCAAATACAGCTTGACTCTTATTCATATAAGTAGCACCTGTTTGTAGTCTCACACCAGCTTCCTCTAAATAAGATTTAGCTAATCCGAATTCATTGTTGATAACAGTTGCCTTAGCTTGTATGACAGCACCATATTTACTCATATCATTAGTGAATTGAGCAACATCCTTGCCCATTACTTGTACGGCTTTTCCTAACGCTGCGTTATATTTAGCTATTAGACCATTAAATCTTTGTAATTCTTTTCCCACCTCTGCCTGAAATACACCTAATTTAGAAGAAACTCGTTGTACTTCACTGCCTAGACTTGCATTAAACTTTGCAATTTCCGAGTTAAGTCTTTGAGACTCCGTACCAAGCTCAGCTTGATACTTTGCGTTGTCTGATTGAAATTTCGAACTAAGCTTACCAAGTTCTGCATTGTATATCCCTATATCGGCTTGTACACGTTGTGACTCTTTCCCTAACTCGGTAGTATATTTACCAGCTTCACTTTGAAATCTTTGTGCTTCTTTTTGAGCCTCTGTGGTGTATTTGCTAATTTTAGAACCAAATACCTGCAACTCTTCATTTAAATTAGCTTGGTATCTAGTTAAATCTATCTGTACTCTAGCACTCTCTTTTTGAACTTCAGTCGTAAAAGATGCTATCTTAGCTTGAAAATCTTGCACTGCTCTTTGAAAATCATTAGTCCAATTTTTCATCTCCATGTCGAATCTACCCATCTCTTTATCTAGGTCAGATTTAAAATTAGTTATATCTACATTGGCAACAGCTGACTCTTTCTCAATTTCTGCTCTAAATGCTGCTACTTCTTCTCTATACCTAGAAACTTCTTTTTCTAACTCAGATTGATATATCTTTATTTGACCATCTATTCTAGCAGATTCTTTTTGCATCTCTATTACATAATTCTCACCCTCAGATTTATTACTATTTACAGACCTATCTAATTCTTTTGTAAACTTAGTCGTCTCTACTTCTACTCTAGTCTTCTCAGCCTCAACTTCTGCCAGATATACCTTTATATCCTCTGCACTCTTAGCTGCTAAATATTGTACTTCACTGCCATACTTAGCAATCTCATTTTGAACTCTAGTAGACTCCTTATCGACATCCATCTTAAATTTAGCTAACTCAGTCTGTATTCTAGCCTGCTCTGTCTCTACTTCAAGTTTATACTTTTCAGACTCAGCTGATATTCTAACTTGTTCTTTTTGAATATCGGATTGATACTTTTGAAGACCAGTATCTATTCTTTTAGCTTCTTTAGCAAAATCAGCTTGATATTTTTCAACTTGAGCATTTATTCTCTGTCTTTCAGCATCCACCTTAGTCTTATATAAATCCGCATCTGTTTTTACTCTAACTTGTTCGTTCTGAGCGTCTGTTTGATATAATTGAACCATGCTTTGAAATCTTGAAACCTCAGTATTGACATCTCTTTGGTATTTATCTAATCTCTGAGTTTGTTTTTGTAATTCAGCACTAGCCCTTCCTATCTCAGCTTGTATACCACTGCCAGTCGAAGCAACCATATCAGGGTCTTCATCTTCTAACCAATAGAGAGTGGATTTAGATGCGCTACCACCAGCGTCAGTACCTGTAAGACCAGTATCAAATAATAACTTTGCATTAGATAAGGCATCATCTACTTCTGTATGGTCTATAGAAAGATTTTCCTTTACAAAGGAAGGCAGGCTGGTAGACAAGGAAAATCCCGACGGAGGGCTTCCGCTTACACTAAAATCATCTGGTAATTTACTACTTACAGCCATTCCTGCTGGAAATTCTTCTGAAGGGCTTAAAGCACCTGGTAGAGAACTAACAATATTTAGCTCTGATGGCATAGACATCGCAGAACTCCAAGAAGGCAAGGTCTCAGTTAATTCAGTAGAGATACTATTAGGAAGGCTCTCAGTTATATTTATTTGAGTAGGAGGTGTACCTGTAAATGAAAAAACTGGTAAAGCTGTGGGTACATTAAAATCTGTTGGTAATACCTCTTCTAATGATATAGGCGCAGGTAGGCTTCTAGATATACTTATTGAATCAGGTAAAGACTTACTCATGTTAATTTCAGTAGGAAGAGTCCTATTGAATGCAAATGTAGGTAAGGAAGAGTCAATACTAAATGCGTCTGGTATAGCTATTTCACTAAAGCTTCCCAAATCTGGAAGAGAGGATTGAACATTTACCGTACTAGGCAATGGAACGCTAACTTCGATAGCACCTGGCTCACTTAAACCAGATACATCTATATCAGGTAAATTTGTACTCAAGGATATAGGAGATGGCACACTACCACTAAAACTAAATTCTGGTAAAGTCTCACTAAATGAGAAAGTTGGTAAATCTTCTGATATTGCAAGACTTAAACTTATATCAGGTATAGAAACTGTACTACCACTAGTATCTGTTGTAAAATCTATTGTAGGCACATTACTTCTAAATAAAGCTAACAACCCTGTGCTTGCTGCGGTTATAGTTTTTATTTCAGTCTCACATGAATCTCTATAATGTGATACAAGTCTTAAACAATCAAGTGAAGCTGCATATAGAATAGCTATATTCTCATATTCTACAAGTATCCAACTATCATCGTTCTCATCTATTATTGGAGGAGCAGAATAAACTACAACACCTTTATCTCCTTGTTGCGCAACTACAGTGGTTTCTTCTGAGTCTCCCAATTTATAATATGCTTGGTCATTATTTCCCGGTGCTTCAGGAACAACCATATCATTCCAGTCAGGGTCAGGTTTAATAAAAATCTTTCCTCCTAGTTTATAATACTTAGGGAACATTACAGTTGATGTCAACAGACTCCCAGCTTCATCAAATATATGTATACTTTTATCTGGAGCCTCTGCGCAAACTCTCTTCTTACCATTATCAAGTCTATATACTGCTAATATTTTATCATAAGAAATCTCAGAGCCATCACCTATTAAATCAACACCTTCACTGTCCCATCCATTTATCTCAGTTTCAGTCGCAACGGTCCACAAAAACTTCTCTGGTAGAGAGGATAATATAAATTTAGCACCAGCATTTATATACTCTACTAGAAACCTAGCCTTCGAGGCGTGACCAGTTATATTATTGACTTTTTCCCAAATTTTCATAAGACAATAACATGGCTAGGCTCCAAGCCGGAGAAAGGAGGGTTAAAAGCGGGAAGGAGCTTCGCCATGTATATTTAGTTTAGATTACTTCCAAACTGCGTGTGATTCAGGCATTTGCCACTCGAATCCACATTCTGTAAGAATCATATCTACACGTTTGTCAACACCAGAGTTTTCTAGTGATTTGACACCGGCATAGATAGCAGTATCACGATTAACGCCATTACCGTTTAATGGACGGTATTTAACATTAGCCAAATTGATACCCAGGATACTTACTGCGGAACCATCAAGAGCAATACAACGAGAAACATTCATGTCCCCATAGACAGTACTAAACGTAGTCATGTCTAATCCGAGAACTTTCTTTCTTCCCGTGATAGCTAAGTCTGCTCTGAAATTGTCACCTATCTCGACATTCTGGTTAAAGAATCCACCGAGTTTGTGCAACCAGTTATAGACTTCAGTACTACATAAGTAGACTGTTGCTTTTGATTGGTTATAGCGAGGGTCAACATAACTTGACATATCATCAAGAAAGTCATCAATGGTTTTGGTTTTATCCCAACCAAAGATGTTACCATATTTGATAATATAGTCAACAGCGCCTTGAGTGTGACCTACACCAGCGGAATCTTCACCCTGCGCTCCGAAAAGCCCAGCATATTCAATTTCCCACTTATGTTCAATCAACTTATCACGCCAAACACGCGCCCATTCATTAGGCTCGTATTTAAGCGCAGTCGCCCTTGCAGTATTAGTCATGCCAAATTCAGACCTAAAAATCTGAGTTTGCCCATAACCTGTACTATATGGATTATCTTTCCATGATTTACCAAGTAATTCACTACCTTCTTCATATGAAGTACCTGCTACTTGAACACGCATAGCTTCAAGGTTACCTGAAGAGCCTTCTGCTCCTGAGATTTCCTTGTCGTATACCTGTGTTACAGGTTTGTTACTTGCATAAGAAGTAAGATAACCACTCGCAGCCCTAACAACCTCACCGGTTACTAGTTTACATTTCATTACACTCTCATCGACAGCACTGGCTTTATCGACCTCTGGTCCAACCGTAGTTACCTTCAGTAAGATATAGTCGCTAATGACAGGTCCGCCTTGAACAGTCGCAGAAACATTGACTCTGAGAATTTGGTTCTCCATTATGAATTCTGGAGCAGTTCCATCAGCGCCTACAGCAATCGCTCCGTTTGCTTGCTTGTAGACATTTTGTAGGTTACCAGCGGACGCATAATCAGTAGCCATATAGAGCTTCAGCGTATCTTGAAGCGCAATGGATGTATCACCACCATGCGCTGTCACGTGTGCGTCAGCAAAGTTATCAGTAGAGCCAGCATGGATTGAACCAACTACATAAGCGTAGCGTTTCATCCATGATTGTCTCTTTTCTGTAAACTTAAACTGCGGGTCGTCTACCGGTTTTTTAGCAACCATTGATACAAACCGAAAAAACGGGGTTTGGTCAATAGCTAATTCTGACATTCTTTCGGAGAAGTCGTATCGTCTCCGAAGGTCACCAGTTAATAGACTCGACGCAGCTATAGCCTTACTAGATTCGGTAAGTCCTGTGCTGGTAGCCAGTTTCAGGGGTGTTCCCTGAGGATAGCTTGTATCAGCCATTTATTTCACCTTTAAGTTAAGGGTTATAGTCCTATTTCGTTGAGACCCTCACCTACACCTAAAAGTTTATCAAATACTTGGTCATCTAAGGTTTGTTCTACTCTAGACTCGTTGCCAACACTAGCGATACTCTGAGGAGTACCTGTTCTGGCGTTTTTCATTTGATTGACCTGTTCTCTTCTCACGTTATCCGCAACTGCTTGGTCACGGTTTTCACGATTTTTAAGAAAGTAAACATCCTCCAAAGTCAACTTATGTCCCTTAGCATAATCAACGAGTTCACTGTATTCGCCATCATTGACGTTATACTGTTCTCTGAACTTCTGTTCATCTGCTACCTTCGCATTTTTAGCGGATTGCTGTTGTGCGAATTCACCAATTCTACGTTGAACAACTCCGTCTACAGTCGCTTGAAACAACTTAGCACTATCAGACTTAGAGTCTGACACAGCATCGTCATAATCAAACATGAAATCCTCATCTAACCCAAGTTGAGACTTTAGGTCTTGAGGTGCAGAGCCTCCACCCTCGAAATAGCCTCTCACATGAGAAACTAAATTAGGGTCTTCTTTCATCGCATCGAGAACGGGTAAGTAAGGTTCTAACTCTGTTAAACGAGTATTAAGTCGTTTAGCTTCACGAGAAGAATCACTATACCTTTTCTCTAGGGTTTCGTAGTTATTATCTACGTTTTCACTCACAACAGGGTTCTCATTTTGAGAAGTTGTCTGTTTTTCCTGAGTTGGTGAAGACTGTTCACTCGGCTCTAAAGCCGAACCCATAACCTGTCTATCAAGCTGGTCGAAAAAATCTTCTTTTCCTGTTCCAGGAGGATTAGCATCAGGGGGCAGAGCATCAATATCTACTTCTGCGTTTACCTGTTTATCTAATTCACTCATGTTTTTCTCCTTTTCAATTTACTTTTTCCCTCCTTCTTTTGCAACCTGTTCTTTCTTCGCAGTCGCAAGGTCTGACCTCATAATGTTTTGTATGAGTTTTTGCTGTGCAGTAGTCTCAGTAGTTGCCTTCTGAATCTTCACATCAGCATCTTTTATCTTATCTTTGATTCCTGCCTGTACGACTTGTCTTTGAAGTGTTTGTATAGTTCCTTGCTGGTCCTCTATTGCAGAATTAAGTTCCTCTATCGTATTCTGTAATTGAGAATATAATGACTTTCTAGCCATAATTTGTTTCTTATTTCTAATATCGGTCTCGCCTAACATGGCAATATCGTCAATAAGTCCAGCTTCGAACCATTTAAAATATTCATCCATTAATGCCCATCTATTAATTGGTTGAGTAGACCCTGCTACTACTCTCACATCGAACTTGGCACTTGCATAGTCATTCCATCTCTTAACAACCTCTCCATAATCGTTGTAAACTGGAATATTAATCTCTACGGATTGAACTTCTGCGTCGGATTGACCAGCCTCTGGCTGGACTATTCTAAAAACTTTATTTGCATTATATACCATTTGAGCTACTTGCATGAACACTTTACCTAGCTGTTCAAGACCTGGCTCAACAACATTATTTGTCCATTGCCTAATGCGCCTGGTACCATATTCGTCTAACGCCAACATACCTCGGTAAGTTTCATGTTGAGGTTCTCCCACTCCCTGCATCTGGGATGCTATACCAGAAATATACTCAATATCTTCCTTACCTTGCTGGGTTATAGTGTAAAATGCATTGTTAATTGGAATTGGTTGTACAGCGGCTGGAGCTTCAAATCCCTGCCTGTACTTCAATAATGCTCCTGGGGCAGATGAATATTGTTCCCACTCTTCTTCATCAATGGAGCCTTCCGTGTATAAAAATCTTAGATTAGAAGCAAGATTCGCATTATGTAGCATAACCTGATGTGCTTTATTTATTTCTCTTTGCTTACCAATCATAGGAGTAACTGCGCTCATTGGATATGGTGTTCCAGTATGTGTATAGCATATAGGCACTATTGGAAAAGTGTCTATTGACAATCGCTGTTCATATAGGAATGCATCCCCAGCTACACAAGTAAGCATTATCCTTTGTTGATTAAATACAACAAAATCTTGCACTCTAGCAGCATATTCTTCATCGTCTAGCATTTTGTCGAAGACAACCTTCTCCATAATAATAGTTTCTGTCGATGTTTTCGCCTCTATGAGGCGAGCTTCCATACTATTTGCCATTTCCTGAAGTTTCATTTCAGCTTCTTCTTGAGCTTTCTGCATCTCTAGGTCAGCTCTTTCCTGAATCATGTCACCAGATTGAACAGCTTGTTGTAATTCTAAAGATTTCTCTTTTAAAGATACTTGGAGTTCCGCTTGCATTCTTTGTTGCTCTTTTTTGATTTCTGCTTCAATCTGTTTCATCTCGCTAGGAGAAGGAGGTGTCTCTATAATAGCATTAACAAACGGTACTTTTAATCTCTCATAACATTCATAAAAATCAATAATATCATCCTTGTCAGCAGTATCAGGTCTAAATGTATCTGCGAATTCAATGTCTGAGTGTTGAATAGAATAACTTGCGTTTTTATCTCTATTAGATGTTTGCTTAGTCTCAGGAGTACCAGTGCATTTGGAAATCTTTGCTTTGTACTGAGGCATTAACTTTTTCAAAGCTTCTCTACCCATGTTCTTCTGAATAATTACATAGTTAGCATCTGAAAAGAAAAGGCTTCTACTTGTAGGGTCGACATACACATCGTAAGGGTCTACACTAGAAAACATAACTTCTCCTGCACCTCTATCAGCATCAGTATCAACGGTAATAGCAAAATATCCAATCCCCTTTGTTAAAGAATCATGTATAACTTGACCAAATAATGATTTCCCACCAGATAAATGCCAACAATACTCAGAAACAGCACCATGCACATGAGCTATATCAGAATCACTACCCTCTACACCTATAGCCTGCCATCTAGGATTGTTAGCAGTAACAAAATATTTCATTATATCAATAGCAGGCGTTATTCTATTGATAATAAAATCTGGCATACCAGACTCTTGTAATGCATCCACCTCGTCTTGAGTGAGTTGGTCATTTAAATAGAAGTCTATAGCCTGCTGACTATCGTTATACCACTTTCTCCTATGGAATGTATTGGTCTTCTTCCAAAGGTCTCTTACAATATCAGCTTTCTTTTTTCTACCTCTTTTTGCCATTATACTAGATATTTGAGACAAGCATCAACAAAATGCTCAGGGTCTCCCTTTCCTCCCTCTGTGTTATAGTATTTCTTCCAATAATTAGCCTGACCCTCTATACTGCTAGGCATACGCTTAGGCACTCTCCAATACTTTAGTCGACAATGAATAATACCTGCAGCTATGTTCTTTTCTAGTATATCTTCCCATGTTTTCTCATTAAAATCTTGCCAATGCTTAATATCGACACAACTGGCTTTAGCACACGCTTTCATCAATTTAGGACGGTGCTTAAGATAATGCATCAAATTATCTACCGCAGTTGCTGCTTCTACCTGCCAGAACGACCTCGCTGGTCCTTTTCCCATTTGTCTAATGTATTCATACCTACTTTCAACAATACCAGTTGCTAATACTAGTTTAACGGCATCATCTGAGGAAAACTTACTCCCCATTTCAGAACAAGTCCTCTTTATCAACGATTTCATTTGCGATATACTCATCATCTAGGCAACTATCCAACTTTTAGCCTTTCTTTTAGCTTTATACCACTTTTTCTCTTTATTTTGAGACAAATTAGCAGGAAATGCATACAAATTTGCATAATATAGTGCCTCAATGGTATCATCATGAGCCATTCTTGGTCCAAATGTAACTATTTCGTTAATTAAATCAAACTGATTCTCTCTTAAAAAGACTGCTCCTAGAGAAAATCTGCCAGAAAGACCACTATAAATACGATTTCTCTTCTGAGTACCCCCAGGTTTCTCTGGAATTACGGAAATATTGAATTTATTAAGCCTTCTCCTTTCATCATTGAGTGCTTGGAATACGGACCTGTTCATTGCTACATCTTCCACGGTAGAACTTGTACAATGATACTTCTCGTGAAGTTCCATAATATAGTCCACCACCCCCTTTTTATCTATTATCTTACCTTTCTTGTCTTTCGCACCCAATGTTGGGATACTTCTATGTCTTTCATACTCTAAAACGTAGAGATTATTGTTGACATCAATCGCGACAACCATGATAACAGAAAAGTCAGACTCTTTAGTATCAATATCAGTGGCAGGGTCGCAACCAATAAAAGTATTGACAGGCACTCTTTCCCCATCAATACTAATGTAGTTTTGCGAGTCATGTCTTTCATAAAATCCATCGTAGTATTGAATATGTTTGTATGTCCATACCGAATCTTCTTCACTTTGAACCTCCATCATGTACTCTTGATAAAATTTTGAAGGAGTTCCAGAGTCCCTATAAAACTTCTTCTTTTCTTCTAATTTACTTAAAGGAAACCAGCTGTCCCACAGAGCAGTCCCATCAGAGCGTATAGCCCTATAAGTAATCACTTTCCAAGCAAACTCTGTATCTCCCTTTTTTGCTTTAGAGTGACTAGTAAGAAGATTATTTATAAACGAATCATAGTGTACAGGAGTTCCATTCACACGCAACCTACCGGTGTGAGGCTCAAGAGCAGGATAAACAACAGCTGTAACCAAATTGGCATTCTTTGCTCTGGCATCCTGCGTAATTGTATTTTGTTCATGTTCAAAATCATCTAGTATTATCAGGTCGTACCTTTTGTGTAGTTTTGCTCCACCCCGTATTCCTGCGACGTTTGACTTTGATATTAGCTTGCACCCGTTTGTTAACTCTATATCTTCTTCTGTCCATTTTCTTCCTTTAAGTCTACCAAAATAATAAATAATACTTTCATTAAACTCAAAGTGATGTTTTATATAATCCATGTTTCCAACAGACAATCGTTGAGTAGCAGACACCCAAGCGTAGAAATGCATATCAGTATCTAAGAAACAGAAGTCTTTAATGATACTAGCCTTAGTTAATACGGTTTTTCCATGCCCTCTTGGTAAAATTATAGCAAGTTGCTTAACATTCTGGTCATCAATAGCATCAGCCATTTCAAAATGAAATGTAGGTGTCTCACTCCTCATAAAATCATTAGGAAGAAACAGCTTACCAAATGCAATCAAATCCTTACTTGCCAACAGCAAGGACTCTTCAGCCTTTGATACATCTCTGGTGTTTATGTTCGACATCTTGTACTATATTCTTTATCTTCGGTGCCTAACCACCATCCATTGCCATTCTTTCGGAAACATTCTGCTCTATCTTTTTGCCACTGCTTGTCAGTAGGCGCATCTCCTTTATATTTCCATCCATTCTTCCATAGCTTCCAATCATCTTTTCTACGATTCATCTTCAGTCTCTTCGAGCTTTTTCTTCTTCTTTACTTCCTTTTCTATCCACTTCTCTAGCTTTGGACCATCCTTCTTCATGCTTAGGTATGCGCCTAAAGTATTATCAACTAACTCGGCTCTCGCCTGGATATTCTTTATCCAGTCAATCATTTCAGATTGAATTTGTTGCATCCGTATAACAGTCTGTGCAACATCTTTTATTGTAGGTTTAGCTCTTTTCTTTTTCATTGGATATGGCATTCGCCCCCCTTCTTAAGTATGTTAACTTTATTCATCTAGCTACACTTCTAAGATTAGTTTTATACTGATTGACATTTTGCTTACTTCGTATGTATGGTGTTTTACATCCATTGCATCTGTAAACAATAAATTTATTTGATGAAG